ATCAGAGTAGAAAGGAGCTAAATATGATAATAAAAACAAAGTTTACGCCCGGTCAGACTGTATGGGCTATTTATAATAACAAGGTGCAGGAATTTACAATCGAAACGATTGAGGTTACCGTCAACCTCAACTATGAGACAGGTGAACCTTTTGATTCATCTGCGAGATATAAATTGCGCGTAGGCGAAAGTGCTGGGTATAGGGTGGAAGTTTATGAGTTTGAGTTAGAAAGGAATTACGCTTTATCGAAAGAAGAACTTTTGAAAACGCTTTAATCAAATCAAATCAAATCAAGAATAGAAAGGAGCTAAAATATGATGAAAAAACAAGTTCTGACAATAGATCAGATGAAGCGATTAAAAGCATTAGGGGTCGATACAAGTATTGCATCAATGTATTGGACTTATCCTGTTGCTCCGGAACATATAGCAAGATTAACTCCAGTAGGAGAAAAGGGAAATCTAAAGTCATGGGAAGAACGTGAGTATGGCATAGGTGCTTTTACCCTTCAGGACTTATTGGAAATAATTCCTCCAAGATTAGAAAAAAAGTATATGTTCATTCTTTACAAAGTTGCGCCTGATTATATCTGCGAATACAGTTACTCAAGCAGTGATAGCACCTTAAATACAGCCCCAGTTGGTGCAATATTAGATACCGTTTATGAAATGCTTATATGGGTTGTTGAGCATAATTACATTCAAAAGAAATATCTAATTAAATAACCCTCAAAACTATTTTAATAATGAATTAAATGACACATGGAAGTTTATTCAGTGGTATCGGTGGATTCGAGTTAGGAGCACAAATGAATAATATCCCCACCTTGTGGAATTGTGAAATAGAAACTTTTCAGAGAAGTATTTTAAAACAAGTATTTCCTAATACAAAGCAATATGAAGACATTGAAAAATTATCAGGTCCCGTATACGTCGATATTATCAGCGGTGGATTTCCATGCCAAGATATCAGTATTGCAGGAAAGGGAATCGGCATCACCGGCAGCCGTTCCGGATTATGGAATGAAATGTACCGAATTGTACGGGAAGTTAGACCCAGATACGTGCTCATTGAAAACAGCCCAATGCTCCTTATTCGAGGATTCGAACAAGTCTTATGCGACCTTTCCGAAATCGGGTATTATGCGGAATGGAAATGTATACAGAATAAAGTCTTCGGATTTCCACATAATAGAGAGCGGCTCTACTGTATCGCTTATGACTCCCACCAAATCGGACGGGAAAAGATACACAATGAAAGTTCAATCTTTAATCCGAAAAGTCAGTCATTCAAAATTCAAGGAGGGAAATTTAGCCGAATGTCTTGCAGCTCGTTTTGGTCTGAAGATTACTCCGAGTTTTTGCGAATGGATGATGGGATTTCCTATAATGTACACCGTCTTGAAGCAATAGGAAATGCAGTTAATCCGGTAGTCGCAGGATTTTTATTTAGCTGCATTAAAGAATTTGATAAACAATTAGCGTAAAACAAATAAGAAATGAATATACTTCTGTGGCTAACAAATAGGCCGGCATATCGACTTATTAAAAAGATACGGTGGGAAATGGAAGTGATGGAATTAGCTGATCAAATGAAATAGGAGGTAATTATGACTGTGACAGAATTGATAAAACAATTGGAAAATTGTAATCCGGAAGCAGAAGTTTATATCTACACAGGTGATATCAACTTGATGGTTATTGATGAAGTGGGGCAAGAAGCTCCGGCAATGGTAGTAATTTCATAGCAAATTAAAGATGGAACAATACACCTACACTTTCGACAACGAATTAGAATCAGATCAATTCAAGAATCTGCTTGATGCACAAGGAGTAAGTTATCAATTGAAAAATTACACCTTGTTTGGAGATTCATTTACCGATGTAACGGTGGATGCGCAAATTAAACCTGCAGTAGATACGCTCTACTTAGAGGTAAAGAAGCATAGAATTAAGATTAACCCTTTAAAATGATACGGCCAAAGCATTACAATTATCACAACCGGTCCCGACTGTCCAAGTACGCAAGGACTACATTAACCACTTCCGGCAAGAGAAGCCATTAGAAGGTATATTCTTCATCGACTTCATCCGGGATGTTCTTGAAAAGCGCAGCAGACGCAAGTCTGAACACTATGCAGCCGTTTACGATGCGATAATAAAGCACATTGAGAACTTCTCATTAGAGTTTGACTGTGATATATTCACCAATTCTGTGACGGCTGAATTTCTGGACGATTTCATTATCTACCTGGAAGATCAAGGGCTACGGCATAACACGATAGTAGGATATATTCTAAAAATACAGACTCTTGTCCGTAGAGCATCGCAATACAACTATGCAGTAGATGTTACCTATGATGAGATTGATTTGAAATGTGAGCCTACAAATGCGGTCTTTCTTTCAATGAATGAGATTACGAGGATATACTACTACAAGTTTGTCAATCAGGATAGGCGGAAGGCAAAGGAGAGAATCAGAGATATGTTTATACTTGGCTGTCTGACCGCTCTTCGCTATTCCGACTATTCAAGGTTGACAAGTCAGAACCTAATAAACGGCTATGTCATGATCCGTACTAAAAAAACGAACGTAGATGTAAAAGTGCCAGCTCATGACTATGTGAAGGAAATCTTTGCGAAGTATAGTGGGCATCTACCGAATGGGCTTTGCATCCAGTACGTAAACAAGTATCTGAAAGTGATAATGAAGGAAATCGGGCTGAATGATTCGGTTACTTACTCATTCACACAAGGCGGCGAACTAAGAACTGTTACCCGTGAAAAGTGGGAGCTAATTAGCAGTCACACAGCCCGAAGGAGTGCTGCAACCAACATGTACCTGACCGGCCGGATGAAAACGTTTGAGATAATGAAACTCACCGGCCATCGCACCGAGCAGAACTTCTTCCGATATATCCGGCTGACTGGCGATGATACTGCCCGATCTATTTCGGGAGATATGTTTTTTAGAAAATAAAAATTATTACATGAGAATTTTAAATATGAGCAGAAGGATACAAATAGATAACCATAAGCGGCTTCTTGTACGATATCGTATAGATGAGAAAGGATTTGTGTTTTTTATTGATCCATGCTGTGGCGATATTCCAACACTTAAATAAATATAGTTATGTATTCAAAGGATATTTTCGAGCAGACCATGATTTCATGTGGATATGCAATTGATAAGATAATGCTATATGATGACTCTCAGGAAGTCCGTAAAGTAGAGGGAAGGGTTAAGATCCCAAAGAAGGTGACCATATTCGGGAACCGGCAAACGACTATTGAAGAGAAGAAGTTTCGGTGGGATGCTGTTGGCCGCTGCTTTTCTTTGCGGTCCAATGTTCGACAACGGAGATATGACCTTCCTTTACAGACTATTGTGGAGTTTAATAAACTGGAAAAAACAGAAAAACAAATGCGATAGTCATGAGAGAGAGTTTGGAGAAATATAAGATTGTCAGTACTCTGTGGATAGATGAATATTTGTCTCGTCTTGGTCCTGAAGAATTTCGCAATTTTGAAGCTCGCGTAAATAGTGCTCTTGATAAATTGGGCATCAATAAGTATTACGATATATCAACTGATGTGCGGGCAGAAGATCAGGAACTATTTATAAAATTCTGCTGTCTCTACATCTACAGGCATTCTGAATATGAGTTTAATGAAGATTTTACCCAAATATGGAGGAAAGAATCGTATGAACAATGGGAAATGGAAAGAAGAAGAAGAATGGTACGTGCGGGAAAACGCAGGTAAAAAAACACTGGAGGAAATGGCCGAGTACGTCCATCGATCACCGTTGGCTGTTCAACTATTCATGCATCGAAAAAAGATAGTTGTTGGCCAGACAGTGAAGCGGAACCTAGTGCAAGAGATGTTACGTCTTAAGTTCCGTCATCCGGAGAATTTTTCTCCGACACGAGAATTTTATCGCGAAGTAAACATTAACCAGATGCGGTTCTGGGATATTTATTATGGCCGCAAGCAGGTTACGCAACAAGAATACGTTGCACTATCCGAATATTTTGGACTTACACTCCAAGAGGCTTTTGAGGCTAGGCAATTAAGTATGTTTAATGAATAATAATTATGGTAAGTAAAGAGGAAATTGACCGGATAAAATCAGCACTGAACATCGTCGATGTCGTGTCTGAATTCGTCTCTCTAAGAAGAAGTGGATCGAATTTCGTTGGCGTCTGCCCTTTTCACAATGACAGTCATCCTTCGATGTTTGTCAGTCCAAGTAGACAAACTTATAAATGCTTTGTATGCGATCATAAAGGGGATGTTATTCAGTTTATTCAGGAACATGAGAATATGTCGTTTGCTGAAGCAACAGAATGGTGTGCAAGGAAAGCGGGCATTGAAATAGAACATCGAGAGTTAACTGATGAGGAAGTGCGTAAAGCGAGAGATTTCGAGGCGATGCGGATTGCGCTGAAGGGAGCGGTTGTTTTCTTTCAAAAACATCTTCCTGAAGCGCAAGAATACCTCTACAAACGTGGATTTCGGTTGACGGATAAGGTTATTAAAGACTTTGCGCTCGGATATGCTCCTGAAGGGAATTTGGCAGCTCAAGAAATGCTGAAAGCAGGGTATTCGGAGGCTATATTGACAAAAGTAGATGTTTTAAAGATGTCTGAAAATGGAAGGGTTTATGATAACTTCCGTGACCGGATAATATTTCCATTCTTTGACCTGCATGGTAATGTAACCGGCTTTTCCGGACGCTTCGTTGTTCCCAAAGAGAAGGCGGGCAAATATCACAATACCGGTGATACTCCAGTTTTCAAAAAGGGAGATCAAATTTTTGGACTTTTGCAGGCTCGTGGAGCAATTGGCCGCATGAATAACGCCTATTTAGTAGAGGGGCAGTTTGATGTTCTATCCATGCATGCGGCTGGAGTCGAAAACACAATAGCAGGTTCTGGAACTGCACTTACTCCAGAACAGGTTCGGTTGATATCCAAGTTTACGCAAAATATAACTCTTGTTTATGATCCGGATGAAGCAGGTCTAAAAGCTTCACTAAGAAACTGTGAGTTACTATTAAAAGCAGGTCTAACTGTTCAATGTATTCTTCTTCCTGATGGGAAGGATCCAGATAACATAGCTGCTACGGAAAAAGAAAATACAGCGAAATGGCTGATGAATCGGAGAACTGATTTTGCCAGTTACTTTGCGGATATTTTCAGAAAAGACTTTGATAATCCAGAATCAAAGGAGCAGGCACTGAATACGATCTGTAATTTAATTGGCTGTATTTCTTCAGAAACCTTGCGGTTGAACTATGTGAGGAAGATATCCGCAAAGTTTGAGATTACAACAGAAATTATAGAGCGTAAGATACGTGACGTTGCCCGGAACGTGAAGGATGTCCCAAAGATTGAGGAGATGAAACCGGGTGTTTATGGTCTTGAACAAATTAAGGAAATACGTCATGAAGGCGAACCATGTGTACTTACACCGGATTTTGATTTGTTTCTGAAATTGTATGGCGACACTCCTGTTATTCTTTTGCATGGAGTTCCATCGGCGACAGATATCCAAGCTATACGTCGGGAGTGTGCCTATTTTACAACAGATAGTCAGGGTTTTTTTATAAATAGAGATGGGGATGAATCAGACTATCTTTCCGCATTGACAATGCTTTATCGTGCCGGTCTGACAAACATAACAGTGACTGTAACTGCAAAGGATCAAGAGCAGAAAGTAGTAGAGGATGAGGAAGGGTATGACAGGGATGAGCAGCGAACAGACAAAACTTATACGTTCATAAAATACTATGTACATCTACATGGTTTGTTCTTGGCTCCTTATTTTGGAGAAAAGACCCCTTTTATTGAACGTTGCGCTGACTTGATCAGTTATGCTGAAGATTCAGTCCGAGTGGTTAATGCTAAATATTTCTATGATAATCTTTCGCTTAGCAAGACTGACTTTAATGAAATATTAAAACCTTATTTGGCTAAACGAAAGTCTCGTATGGCCATCAATGCCCAGCGTACAGATGACGATGACGAAGATTACGATCCGAATGAACTGCCAGGATATGTAGATGACAATCCGGAATACAATGAAATGTATCGTCAATGCGGGTTCTATCCAAAGTTAAATAAAGACGGAGAGCCTGTATGCTATATGTTCCGGCAAGAGAAAGGCGGGCATCAACAAATAGCCGATTTCTTCATGACTCCTTTGCTTCATATTTATTCGGATGATAAGGAGGCCAATAAACGAGTCCTTAAGATAAATCGGAGATACTACAAGACTCCACTTTATATTGAAGTTCAATCCAGAGCTCTATTAAAGAAAGCAACCATCGAAGAAGAACTGATTCAGCTGGAGGCTGTAAACTTCACCTCCGGAGAAGAAAAACACTGGACTAAAATACGGGAATATATGTCCCGACACTTTATCACCTGTTCAGAGATTCTAACCTATGGAAATCAGCAAGTCGATGGGGCTTCACGCCGGGAAGATAATATGTTTTTCGCTTTTTCAAATGGGATATTCCATGTCGTAGATGAACAGCCACGCTTTGAACCAGTCAATGAGCTCGGTGTCGTGACGCATAATAAGAAGAACTATTATCTTCCTGCATTTTCTACCATATACGCTGGATCCGGACGCCAGTCTGATAAATATGAACTTATTTCCCAATTAGTTTATAAAGATATTCCGGCCGAGAAACAATGTAGTTTTGAAAAATGGGCCTCTTTAATGGATCAGGTGTATAAAATCAATGATAATGGTAAATGGGGCATTCTCTTTGCTATAATGTGCGCATTTCGTAGCAATATACACTGTATAGACCGTTTGTTTACAGCTCCTTTCTTTATGGGGCCTATGTCTTCAGGAAAAACGCAAATTGCAATTTCCATTCGCTCTTTATTCATATCTCCGAAAGTGCCCATTTTTAATCTAAATATTGGTACAGACGCTGCGATGTCTACCTTGATGAGCACCTTCAGAGATGTCCCGGTAGTCTTGGATGAGTATAACAATAAAGATATATCCGATGCTAAGTTTCAGGCGTTGAAAGGAATTGTTTACGATGGAGACGGTCGGCAGAAACGAAAAGGTACGTCCGGGAAGGAAATTGAAAATGATAAGGTGTATGCTCCTGTAATTTTGTGCGGGCAGGAAACACCGCAAAGAGATGATAATGCACTAATGTCTCGTATTATAGTATGTGAGGTTCCTAAGCCAAAGAACCGTACACAAGAGGAGGTAGATATGTTTAATCAGCTCAAGGATATTGAGGATCCTAACAAAATAGGGCTTTCGAATGTACTTTTGGAGATATTGAAGCTTAGACCATTAGTGATGGAATACTTCAGGACGCTTAAGCAGCAAGCTTATGATGAATTGAAAACCGAACTGCACAATGCCGGTGAGATAGATCGTCTGATGAAAACAGCATCGCTCTTTTTAGCAACATGTAAACTTGTCGAAAGTCATACTAAAATGAATCTACCTTTTTCCTACAAAGAGTTTTTTAAAATAGCTTGCGCCAAGATAAAATTCCAGGTTGAACTGATTAGTAAGACTGATAAGCTTGCTACTTTCTTTAAATCGATTGATGTTATGATTGACACAAAGGCGATAATGGAGAATCGAGATTTCTCTATTGATACACCAGATAAGATTACTATTAAGACACCTGGAGGGGAGAAGAAAGAAATAGCATTTCCTGCAGGGACTAAAATACTGTTTTTGCGCTTGAGTGCTATTTATACACAGTTCGCCCGGAGTTCTTATAGTAACGAGGATTCTACTCAATCCACCATTGAGCAGAATCTTCGTTCACATCCTAGTTATATAGGATGTGTTCATGCTCGACGTTTTAATTGGAACGAAGTTGTAGAAGTACCTAGAGGCGGATATGAGAATAGCAATCCTGATGATGGTGTAGCGGTTGATAATACTATGGTTCGGAAGATTGAGAAGAGATTTACTAATTCTAGCTGTATTGCTTTGAACTATGAAATATTCCAAGAATTGTATGATATTGATTTGCGACGTTCCAACAGTGAACTTTCTCCCGAATCTGCAGACAATAACAAGCAACCATTACCATTTTAGTTCGATGTGTTACTTGATTTATACTCCTCCGCTGATCCCGTCAGTCGAGGAGTATTCTTTTTATAATAAAGCGGACATTTCGATTTGTAATCAACTCTATCATTTATGTTTGTTAGCCTCAATCCCCCGGACCCCCTGAATTTAAAGAAATACCAAACAAAGAGAAAGTAATTTTGAAAAGATAATTTTCAAAACATAGCGTCCAACAGTCCAACAGTCCAACATCTAAAACTTTTTAAAATGTAAGAGCCTGTAGTACAGTAGTATATATAATTAAAAATAGTATATATATATCCAACATCGTTGTTGTTCGGTTGGACGTTGTTGGACGTGTTGGATTTACTGTTTTCTACATTACAACAGAATAAAAAATGACCTGTCCAACAAAATGCCACTTAAAAACCTTATGTTGGATGTGTAGGACATTGTCCAACAGTCATTCAATGTCATGCTTCTAATATTAAATAGCTGATAATTAGGTTACTATTCGTATTATAGTAGGGCATGTTGGACGGTTGGACAGTTGGAAGCAAAAATAAATAAAAGTATTTCAAAAATATCCTTTTACTGAAAAGACTATGATTACGACTAGTATTAATATTGAGCCATATTTGGCTGAATACATACGTGGAAAGTATAATAATGGTTCTGAAGAAGCATTCAGAATACCAGACAATACTGATCTTTATCACACGATATGGACATTGATGGCCAAACGGCAAAAGAATCAATCTCCTGTTGATTATGGTAATCTGACGTTTATCCTTCCTGAAAGACGAATCGGAAAGGATCCTAAAGTTTATAATTTCCTTTCGCCTAGCTCTGTGAGGTTAATAGAGAAGGAAGTGCGACGGATGTTTAACCGTGAACTTCACGCTACAATGGATGAAAATGAAATGAATGGACATCTTTTGAAGAACCTGGATGTTGTGCATCATTTCATGTGTTCGTATTGCATTGATTCTATCTCTGAAGATGCTCTTTTAAAAAACTTCTACCGGTGGAGAGAAAATATACGCAAAAGGAAAACACGCCGAGAATATAAAAAGAGGTTAAAAAACGGGTGAAAAATGACCAACCGAACTATTCTTTTTGTCCCAAAATGGCGAAAAAACGTCCGCTGCATGGCGAACTTGTTGAATATCAAATAATTATAAGATTATGAGAGAGTTAACTATTACTTTAAGGGTTAAACCTATAGGAAAAATGAAGAAAGAAGAATATCGTTTTCTTGCTGATCCTTTTTCTTTTGCTCCTTCTATTACAGATTCGGTATCTGGTAAATTGTTCGATTGTAGCAAAGACATTACGATTGAAATTCCGGATGTGGATACTCTTCGGGAATTTTCTACTGCTAGGTCTGCTATTGTTTATTTGCGTGATTCTTTAGAAAAGGATATTGTAATAGGCACGGATGATATTCCGGCTTTGGTTTCAATTTCCGCAAACTTGAACACTGCAACTTTGAAAATTTCCAGTAAGATGCTCCATTCACCATTTTTACCTGCATAAACAGTCCTTCATAGCCTTCTTTTCATGGACTACCTTCGCTGAAAAGATGCGCTACAATGAATAGGACATTTCTTCGTAACTTACTTATTACATCTAAACTCTTCATCACGGCAGAAGCTTATGCTGCTGCCATGATGGAATGTTTTCCACTCCTGGATCAAAAGAACCCAGTGCCAGGATCTTTTTTCTTTTTAGCGGAACCACCTACTTATAAAGACCAGGTAGATAAGGCGGTGGCTAAACTTAAAAGAGAAATAGCATGTACTGCAGAGCTTAAAAGTCTAAGCCTAACCAATGATTTCTCATCAGAAGAGCTGCCTGAAGGCTCAATTGCTTATCATCGTATATGGGGTACAATTACTTCTAATTCATCATGGTATTTCTCCTCAAAACAATTTGAGAGAGATTTGATTGCTGCAGAGAGTAATCCTTCAATATCTGTGCATTTCCTTCACATTAACTCTGGTGGAGGTGAAGCTTGGTACTTAGACCGGCTGTCGGAAACAATGCGTTCACTTAAGAAACCTGTAGAAGTCTTAGTTGAGCAATATTGTGCTTCTGCCGGTTACTATATTGCCTGTCATAGTGCTAATGGTATACATGCATTAACGAAGAATGATCAAATTGGATGCATTGGTACTATGATCAGCTTTTACGACTTTTCTGCTTACTATGAGAAGTTAGGGATAAAGCTCATTCAAGAGAAATCAAGTCTATCTCCACTCAAGAATAAGAAATTCGAGGATTTACGTGCTGGGCATCCGGAACAGTATATAAAAGAAGTCTTGGATCCGCTTACCGTCCAATTTTTAAACGAAGTAAAATCATTTCGTCCTAAACTAGCCAATCTCCCTGAAGATGATCCGGTATTCCAAGGTGAAACTTTTGATACCCAACATTCGATTGATAAAGGGTTAATTGATTCTATGATGACCCTTCCTGAAGCCATCGTCCACGCAAACTCTCGTGGACGGGAGTACTTGGACAGCATTTCCCTCCGGAATAAAATAAATCAGTATGTCTAATTTAACAATTAATTAATTATGAATTTTAGAGAAAAACTTCGAAAGGTCTTGCAGCTTTTGGATTTATCCCAGAAAGCGAAAGATAATCAACTTGCATCTGAGGACATTGCAGCGATTGCTACCCGTTATCAGAAAGAGTTTCAAGCAACTCTTAGAGAGGACATGGATGCTGACTCTAAGCAGCCAATGTCTCAGGAAGAAATGAATCAGTTGCAAGCGTTATTGGCAGGTATTGTACCTTCTTCGGAAAAGACCGAAGGATCTGCTAATTCAGAGAAAAGTCCGGTAACTCAATCGGAAGCTACTCCGGAAGGTATTATTGAATTGGCCAAGAATGTTGCAAAGCAAAATGGTGAATTACAAAAGCTAGTGAAAACAATGACAGAGCAAACAGCAGAAGATACTGCAGCTGCTATTGTAACAACTCCTACTACAATGAGAATCAATGGACCTGGCACTACTGCCAAATACCTGTTTGGCATTGAAGTTCCTATGTTTGACATGTCGAAACGTTGGAATAAGATAGCCGAAAATCCGGATTACTCTTCTACTAACATCGAAGAAGGTGAGGAGAAGTCTTTCTTTCAAGAAGTGTCAGTTTTCTCTAAATCTCTTGCCAAGCGTTATGAATATCTGAATAAGAATCATTTGCTTGACCCCGTGAAATTGGCTGCTGGCGAGTTTGCTACGGATTTTGCAGGTGTTGGTGATGCCAAAGTCGGTGATCAATATGTAATTCGTCGCCAAGATGCATTGATTGCTCATGTACTGAAAGCACGTGATTTAACTCAGTTCTTCCCGATCCGTTATGGTATTCAAGATCATGACTTAGTTTTCAATACCTTCTTTGATGAAGTTTCTCAGGGATGGCAAGAAGGTGAAGTCTGGAAAGGCGGCATGAAGCTTGAAAACGAGATGGGGCATGTTGATGACGCAATGATCAAAATGAAGTTCGGGCCAATGAAGAAGTTGGAACGAATGTATATTGGTTACCTCAATAAAGAAGGCTCTGATCCGATCAAGTGGTCTTTGATTGAATATTGTATTGTCAATTCTCTGGAAACGGCTCAAGTTGAACAAAACAAGCGTCGAATTCGTGGAATTTACGCCACTCCGGAAAAGGGTGTTCCATCTCATTTCCTGAATGCTTCCACGGGCATTATTTATACGCTGATCCGTTATTTTCACGAGAATAAAATTCTATTGCATGACGATAAGACTTATCGTGTCTATACAAAAGAAAATATGGTAGATGCAGTAAGAGAGTTTGTTGCTGACATTATCGAAAAATGTACCGAAGACATGGATTTGGATCAGCACGTTATTTACCTTAATAGTCTGCATCAGACTTGGTGGAAAGAAGGTTGCCGGGCGAAATATGGTAAGGACCTTGATTTTACAGGTCCTGATAGCTATTTGAATATTGTTCCTGATACGACACTTCATATTAAGTGGCTTCCTTATTTGGGACAAAGTTGCTTAATGTTCCTCGACATTCCAGGGAACCTCCAGTTCCTAGAATATATTCCGGGAGAAATGATGGCATTCAAAGCTAAGGACGATATGGAGATGGTAAAATGTTGGTCAACTTGGAAGGAAGGTACTGCAGCTGCTTTCTTAGGCCGTCGTTTCAAAACACATGAAGAACTCGTTGAAAACGGCTATGAATGGCAGCAGATTTTCATGAATAAACCTTCTATTGATGTGGCAGCTGATGCAACTATTGTCGATGCAAAACAAGGCTTTTGGCAGATTACTTCAGAAAATACAAAAGCAACTGCAATCACTGATATTAAAAATGCGAAAGCAGGTGTTGCGTATCTTATTGAATGTGGCTCTAAAACTAACGCTTCTACTATCTCTAAGTCTGGAAAGTTTGCCGATATCACAGCAAACTATACTCCGACAAAAGAGGGAGATTACATTCTTGTTCTTTTGAATAAAGACGGTAACTTCCGTGAGCTGGAACGGTGTGTAGGGGGAATTCGTTCTGTCAATGCAGTTTTGCAACCGAATCTTCCTGGAGTAAGATAGTTCTTTTCGGTTTTTTATAGGTGTTTGTTTTCAGGGGGTGGGAGTTCTGCCCACCCCTTTACTTAATTACAAAATTGATATTATATGAAAGCTAAAAAAATCAGTAACCCTTATAAAAAGGGAAATCAATATGCACGTAAAATGCAGGTAAGGCTCTTCTTATCTCTAGCACTTCTTTTTGCCATTGTTTTTGTTGTTGGTATGCTCCTGGATCCTGATCATTCAATGTTTTGCATGACAGGATTTTCAGGAACTTCTTTGGCTACTATGATGGCCATTGGCAGCGTAGATGACGTATCGGATAAAGTGACTCACGGTTCTAATATAGCTTATAAGATTTACTTGGTTGATGTTCATCAAATCAATCCGAATGTGAAATTTCCTAGGCCTAATGCTAATCGTGAGGTCGCGACAATACCAATGCTTTCCGGACAATACATGCAATATTTTGAAGCCCATGATATTCCAACTTATGTGGGCAATGGCGAAAAGGGTGATATCACAACAAGTGGAACGAACCAGTTTGTAGCAGTCATGGGAGGTATGCGGGATCAGCTTCTGAACTTTATAGAAGAGCATGCCGGCGGTAAGTTTGTGATCTTGTTTAAGGAAATAGGTGAGGATCAATGGTATATCTTAGGAGAATATGACAGACCGATGGTTTTGAAAACTTATGAGGCGAAAAATGACAAAGATGGTCGTTATATAACCTTCACCTTTGAGCGGACTTCTGTGACACAGTATTATAAATATGTTGGTGATATTGTTAAGGCTCCAGCAGAGGTACATACAGCGGGGACTAAAGACTTGGCTATTAAAACTACGAGCAATTCCTATGAGATACCAAATGGGCCTGCTTCGACTTATGCAATTGAGACGGCTTCAGGGTTGACAAATAATGATAAAGGTAGATATATCACTTTGACCGGTACAGGAACTGATAAGGCAGCTACAATAGCTGATGGTTCAACGTTTATTTTGGAAGATGGAGCCACTTGGACAGCAAAGGCTGGTTCTTCCATTACATTCCGAGTGTTGGATCCTACCACTCTTATTGAAGTTTCTGGAAGTCGAATTCAAACAGCGTAAGTTATGTACGGATTTAAAGAGAAAACTAAATATTTTAATGAGTTACGTAATACAGCAGCAGCCGAAGCAGATTTAAGTCTGCTTCAGGCATCTGCTCCGGCACATCCAAAACTCAAGATGTTTGCCCGTAACCCGCAGCGTTATGCGGATGACATCCTTTATACATTGCTAGACTTAAAGTCAAAGGAAGCCATCCGGATAAATCGTCGTGAAATTGAAAAAGCTAAAGAAGAAAATGGAGCGGGAAATATACCTGATACCGGTGGATCATGTATAGGAGCTGAAGAGTCCCATGATGGAAACACAGCAACTTGCTTGGAAAATCAGCAAGGAACAGCGGGGACTTCTGTACAAGAAGAAAAGAACCCTTTTGAAATCGATGCCGAGATTTACGAAAAACAGGCTGACGTGGAGCTTTCTGAGCTGGAAAAACAAGAGGCAGAGAAACGTGCATCTCAAGCAGAAGAACAAGCTGAAGTTTTGGAGCAAGAGAACCTGGAACTGAAAGAGGAACTTGAAACAGAACAGGAAGCAAGGGTGGAAGCCGAAGAACGTGCGGAGCAAGCCGAACAATCCCTGGAAGAAGAGAAAAAAAAAGAACCAACCAAGGTAGCTCCAAAAAGCAAAAGCACGAAGAGTACCCGCAAATCGACTGGGAAAACCTCGAAGACGAAAACGTCCAAATAGCCACGATACTGTATAATGATCGTGTGCTGACTTGGAAAAAGATGAAGCAGCTCGATGAATTGCTAGATAAGAAACCGACTAGGCGTGCAGTCGTTGATATGGCTGAACTCCGTATCCGTAACTTACTAGCATTCTCCGAGCTGCAAACGTACAACGACACTGGAATGTATCGGTATAAGCATCCGCTTATTGTTCATCGGTCGGAGAGAGCTGAATTAGAACGTTTACGAGCATCCGACCCCTTGGAGTTCCTTCGCCGGTATAAGAATTGCTCCGATAATATTCGCAGATACGAATCCTTTCTAAAGCGGCCTGAACGTAAAGATAAACGGTCGCAAGATAAAGAACACCTTCGTCGGTTTCGTGACCGAGAAGCCTTATTCAAATCAATTCTCGAAGAATCAAAGTAGATTATGGAAAAGCTAATAGAAGTATTTAATTTGGGTGGTTTGCCAACCGCCCCGCTGGATTCGTTCTTAGAGCTTCAGGAGGATTTTAAGAAATCGGATCCTGATAAATTATCGAAACTACAGATGCTTATTATCACCCGTGGTTTCAAGTATGCATTTAAAGCCTGGAAGGATCCGGATGGAAAGCTGTGGATCATCGATGCTCATCAACGACGTAAAGCATTGCTTTCATTACGAAAGTCGGGGTTTATAATTCCTGAAATTCCCTATGAGCCTATCTTTGCAGCAGATAAGAAAGAAGCTGTTGAAGAGATAGCAGCATACAATTCGGAGTTTGCCACAAAGAATCCTGATACATTACTTTTTAAAAAGTATAATATAGATACCGATACGATGGAACGTTTTAACCTCGGCTATGAGGTGAAAGCTGTTGATTATTCTATTGGGACTCCCTTATTTCCCCAAGAACATCAATCAGGAGACATTCAGGAAGATAACGTGGCGTTTTCTATACCTTCCGATGAAGAAGGATCTTCCGGTTCTATTTTTGCTCAGCCTGGTGATATCTGGTTACTAGGTAATAACCGGCTGATGTGTGGGGATTGTCGTTCTAAAGCAGATGTATCTGCAGTAATGAATGGTCAATACGCTGACTTACTAGTTACGGATCCGCCGTATAATGTTGCTTACCAGGGAGCGACAGAAGATGAACTTACGATTCAGAATGATTCGATGGAAAACGATCTATTCGCCACTTTCCTTCGTCAGGTCTTTACTGTCATGTTTTCAATCTTGAAGCCGGGTGGTTCCTATTATGTATTTCATGCGGATAGTGAGGGCGAGAACTTTCGTGCGTCTCTCCGGAAGGTTGGATTTAAAATAGCACAATGTTGCATTTGGGTAAAGAACTCAATGGTTATGGGACGTCAGGATTATCAGTGGCAGCATGAGTCTTGTCTATACGGTTGGAAACCGGGAGCCGGTCACTTTTGGAACTCAGATCGGAAACAGACGACAGTTTGGAACTTCGATAAGCCACAACGCAACGCCATCCATCCCACAATGAAACCAATTGCACTGATGGCATATCCTATATGTAACTCCAGTGCACCCGGACAAATTGTTGCAGACTTCTTTTCCGGTTCCGGCTCTACACTCATGGCTTGTCAACAGACGGATCGAATTTGCCATGCGATGGAAATAGATCCACGTTATGTATCCGCAACCGTATCTCGATATCGGGCTATGTTTCCAGAACAGGTTATCCGGTTGATCCGTAGTGAGGAATTGATGACTGCAGAAGAAACTCTAAAACTTATTGTATGAAAAACGAACTGACACCTACTTCTGATGTAGATCAGATCACTCAGATCGGTGAAGAATATATATCCCAGGTGCGCACATTTGGCGCACTTGGATACACACCGCAACGTATTTGCAGCCTTCTTGGACTTCGTGGCAAAGAGAAGTTAGCATTGATTGTCCGGATTACTCTTACTAGTGATGTGTATTATGATGCATATAACAATGGACGTGCTCTAGGAGAATATAATATTGACGCAGAATTGGCGAAAAAGGCTGAATCAGGTGACATTGATGCAATTAATACCTTGGAAGAACGTAAAAACTTACGTGTTGAATTAGACCTACGAAAACAATTGTTTGGAGTATGACACAATTAGACCACCTTGATAAAATACATCCGGATCTGATTTCGGAGTTTCTGACAACTGGACGTTGTTCAGGAATTCCGGAGGAGATTCGGCTATTTTTAAAGCAGCTACAATGGGCAGCAGAAATATTTGAGTATGAGAGGAATATTACCCGTGCAGCCAAGTTATTACGGCAGAGGATTAATGCTGCTCAACAGATTAATATTGATGAGCGGACCTGTAAGGCTCGTATCTATGCCGCTATAAATTACTTTAATATTGATAATAATGTATCTATCAAGGTATGGGAGTCTAATTATGCAGACAAATACGAAGATTTAGCGAAATTATGCGCTGTAAGGGGAGATTATAAGACACAGGAGAAATGTTACAACGCCGCCTTAGAATGCCGGCGTAGAGCCTCGGAAATAGCGGAAGCGGACCGAGACCTTGGCATCGTATTCCTGATCTCCCCGAATCTCACTCCGGAAGAGTTGGGTTTCCAAAAGAAATCAATTAAAGAAATAGCCCGCAAAAACAATGAAGGTTTCTATATCAACCTCATTGATAATCTTCCTGTTGAAAAAGCAGATAAGAAACGTTTGTTGCGTGATGCTGATATTCAGGAAGCGGAAATTGTTGAACCTGAAGAAACGGGGGAGTAATATGGGACTAGAACTTTATTCACAGTCGTCACAACCTCTTAGTGTGGGTGCTACGACTTTAGACCTGACTGCAACGTTTGAAGAGTACTACATGAACGCAATGCAGATTCGTGCAAATGTTATCGATCCAAACGTACTCATTGTCGAAGCAGGCCGTGCAACAGGTAAGACTGAAGGGGTCATGGGACCACGCATAATCCGGGTAGCAAACGACATGCCTGGGGAACTTTCGTTCTTGGTTCATAAAACATACGTAGCTCTAATGACAAATGTATGGCCCAATATTCAAGCTTATTTTTCCAGACCGGTTGGTGATGGACGACGCTCTATGCTCGAGTATGGTATTGATTATGTTGTAGGTGAAACTAAACTGCCTTCCCATTTTAAAAAACCTCGATATCCTGTTGCTTATCCGAAACATAGCATATTATTTCGTAATGGACATCATCTTCAAATGGTGAGTTCCGATCAGCCGGAGTCTGTTGCCGGTCGAAGTGGCGTTCATGCTTTCATTGAAGAAATGAAGCATAATAAGGGAGAGAAATTAAAAACGAGACTTTTTCCTTCTTTGCGTGGCTCTTCTGCAGCTATTCGTATGTCGTCTTATTATCAGGGAATTACAGGAGTTACTGATACAGCTCGTTTGGACTTAGGTGAGGACAATTGGTATGAAGAATATGAGAACAATGTCAATAAGGATCTTATTGATGAGATTGTATCTGCTTCTATGTATTATCAGGCTGCATTGTATAAAATATATCGGAGTAATCACCGTATGAGTGAGGAAAAGAATCCTGTCATCATTGAAGCATTGCGTTTGGAAGTGGAGAAAGCAAAACGTGTTATAGCTTCTTGGAAGCCACGTTTAGCAGATATGCGTCGAAATGCGAGTTATTATATCCGTGCTTCTTCTTTTTCAAATAAAGATATTTTGGGTCCTAAATTCTTTCGAACACAGCTTGAATCACTTGATATTGATGAGTTCCTGACTTCTATTTGTGCAATCCGGAAGAAGGAAGTCGTTAATAAATTCTTTGCGAACTATCGAAAAGACAAGCACCAGTTCTCCGATGGCTATCGCTATGAATCAATTTTAAAGCTTGATTTGCGTGAACACTTTGTTTTAACTTCTAGGTATCTGAAGTATTACGATAAACGTGAACGGATCCTTTTAGGATACGACCCCGGACACTTCTCCAGTATTGTTGCTGCTCAAGAGAAAGATTATGGTCATGAACTCCGGGTTCTAAAAGAATTTACTTGCTATTATCCGGCAGAACAGCCGGAGCTGGCAAAGCAAATCTTTGAATTTTTCGGGACTGATGCGATTAATAAACACATTGTGCTTTATCATGACCGGGCAGCCAATAAACGCCGTGAAGACCTTGAAAAAATAACATCTGATGCTCGTATATTGAAAAGAGAATTAGAAAGTTACGGCTTTTCAGTTGAACTTATGAACGAAGGACAATCCACAATCTACCACTGGCAGCAATTTAAACTTTTATTGCTCTTATTTGGTGAGAGAAGCAACGCATTGCCTGTATGCCGGATAGATGAGAACGAATGTTCGAACCTTTGTAGTGCTATTCCTTTATCTCCATTAAAGAAAACAGACGGGCGTATTGAGCTGGATAAGTCCTCTGAAGTTAAAGTGGCATTAAAGCACCAAGCAGGACTAACAACACAGCTTCCTTCTGCACTTATCTACTTGCTTTTCGGGCTATATGGTGACAGAATACAGAGTGAATTAAGGAATATCCCGGATGATTTGCCCGAAAACTTAGTGGTATAATGTATTTGTTAGAGTGATATAGTTAGCTCTGAATCTTGTATAATACTATGCTTTTGACATTGCTTTTATATCTAAAATGCGGGCTATCAGGCAAAAGACATTTTGAAAACAAAAATAAGAAAAATCGAGAGGCCGGATTCTCCACGCACCGCTGAAAAAACGATTTGAGGTGCAAAAAAACGTATTTGTCAGGAAATATGACATACCCCTGGGAACGTCCTTTCGAGAGGGGGGAGAAAACGATAATTTCGGGCATGGAAACGACGATGACAGGCATAGGTGCACTGCAATGGGCAAAGGAGTTATCCAAGTTGCCAAACGGCTGCTTTACCATTGCCTTCTTCCCTTACTCTAGGCAGAAAGGGGAGGCTTCCGAGAAGTTGGTTGTGAGGGAGGGATGTACTTTCCGGACACAGCTTCCAAAAGAACGATTCAGCATTGATAGTGAGAACTTCTTCCTCTTTAATGATGGGAATGGTGACCCTAAGATGTGTTATCGCATACTTATTCGTTACATGGGATTTCCTCAAGATGGATATAAATTGCATAAAATAGACTGGTTATGAGTGATAGTTTAGAGATGTTGGGAAATTATGGTTGCTATGTGGATACCGGCAGCACTATTTCCTTTCAGTTAGGAACGAATCCTGCAGCGGGGTTAAAGGATCCGGGCTTTGTTAATTCAAATACTGTTCTTCCTGCAGACTACAATTGGCAATCAATTGGAGGGTTCAACGTGTGTTCACGTGGAGCGAATAACATGAAGTGTGAAGAAGTGGAGAGCGATATCAAGAAGAATCGTTTATTGCCTCGGTTGATAACGAAGCAGGTTAATATGCTTTATGGGCTCGGACCGGCTATATACATTAAGAGCATAAAGGATGGGAAGCTTGTTAAAGAATGGATAGACTGTTCCGAAATAACTACTTGGTTAGAATCTTGGAAAGATCGTGGTTTAGAGTCTGATTATAAAGAGGTGGCTAAGGGAAATATAAAGAACTACTATTACTTTCGAGATTACTTCGTGAAATGGCGCATGAAGCTTGGCAACCGTATAGGAGAGCAACGACCAGTAGCCGGTCTTGAGTTGATGGAGAATAGACGATGCCGGTTGGCCACACAAAAAAAAGATGTTGTCACAGAGCTGATCAATTATAAGGACTTCACTCATATTGCTGTTGGACGTTGGAGTTATGGGGTTTCTAAATATTTGTTTTATCCACGCTTGGTGCTTAGTGATATTCGGAACATTAAATGGGCTGCAATATCCCACCATCGCGAAAAATCGGTTAGTGAATTCTATGGTGTAAATGAAACTCATGAAGGGACAAAAGCCTATATCAAGGGTTCAAACGATACGGCTAATTACATAAACTCTTTCTTAAGAAATTCGTTAGCTGCAAAAATTCATATTATCATCCCGAATGCATGGGCAGAGTCAAAACGTGCACAAATAACGAAAATATGCAATGAAAATCAAGAGCGGAAAAGAAAGAATGAACCATTACTAACTTATAATGGGATTGAGATCGGGACTACTTATAAGGAGTCATATTTTCTAATGTATCTCAAGCAAGAGCTTCGCAATATTAGTGAGTATCTTTCCGGAGCGGATAATCAGGGAAAGGCTTACGCCACTCTTAGTTTTAAAAGTGGATCCGGTGAAGAAGAACGGTGGAAGTTTGAGGTTTTAGATTTGAAGTATAAAGAGTATATCGACGCTCTTATTACTTATGACAAACGTGCTGATGAAGTTCTTCTTTCCTCCGTAGGCCTTGACTCTTCTATTTCTAGTGTATCTAAGGATGGGGTCATTTCGAAGTCAGGAGCTGACGTATATTATAATTATCTGATTTACCTGATGTCGTTAACTCCGGATGATGAAATATGTTCCGAGCCTTTTAATATGGCTATTCAGATAAACTTTCCCGAACTATACAAGAAAGGCTATCGTTTTGGCTTCTATCGTGAAACACCTAGCCGGCAAGAAGAAGTAACTCCTAATGAACGATTAAATAAACAGCAATCATGATACTGAAAGACCTATTTACTGATATATCCGGATTTGCAGAGTTTGTTCCGGGCATTGATTCGAATACGAATTTTACATTGCTTAATAGTCATGCCGTTACTGCCTATAAGCGGATCGCAAACATAGTGAGTGTTCCTGTATATAAAAATATAATTGAGCAGGGTAAGGGTGAATTGTACGATTATCTTCGTACTGCATTGGCTAATCTTACAATGGCAAGTGATACCGTTTTCGATGTACTTCGGAAGCGAAAAGCAGAGATTGACATTTATAAGTCTGAACAGGAAGCCATAAGAAGAGCATATTATGAGAATTATTACAATGCGATGGATTCACTTATTGCGCTTTTGAATAGTACCGAGGACTTAGGATGGGAAGAAACCAGGTATTATAAAATGCTTGATAAACTGCAGGTAAAAACAACAGAAGAATTCGATCTGTTATACTGCATTGATTTATCGTATCTCTTCTTCTTTCGCTGTATTCCAATACAGATTGAAGTTTTGGAGGAGAATTTAACCGGTTACCTTGAGCGTGCAAAGGAGAAGCCGTCTGTTTTATCGTTGATTAATCGAGCACTTGCGAAGAAGGTTGTAGCTGTCGCCTTAACAAGGTTTGATATCCTAGAGTTTCCATCCACTATCCGGAATCTTTTTGATGATTCAAAAGCAAGCAGATCTGGAAGGGATGAACAGGAGAGACTGCTTTCTTTATCTGTTCAGTTGCAGGAGCAAGCCAATAGCTTGATTAAAGATATCGACTTATTATTATCTGATCCACAGAATACCGATATTGAGACTGAAACTTCATTCAATCAACCGGAAGATAAAATACAATTAATGCCATGATCGAGTTTTGTGTACATCAGGATAAGTTTGGGATACCAAACGCATGGGAGGAATTGACTCCGGAACTTTTTGAAGGTATTATGGGTGATATGGATCTAGTCACAAAAGGAGAACTTTCACCGGGCATGCTTCAAGTTAAACACATTTGTCGTGCGATGAGGTGGAACCCGAGGATATTGGTACGGGCTAAAGATGAAGAGACAATGTCTAATCTTGTCTGGTTAGGAGAGCAAGTAGACTTTATCTTTCGAGTTTCATATCCGGATCAGGATGCTGCACTTCAGGAACTGTCCAAGGAGGATTATATGGAAGCTAAAAAAACGCCTCCGGAGAGATTGAATCTGCCAATTGCCCGGTATCTTTCAAAACTGGATTATAAATTCGTTTTGAATAGTTGCTTTTGTGCGCAATTAATTCCATATATTTCTATCCACGGTCAATTGTATTCCGGATATATTATTGATACTAGCTTTAATCAGTTAACTTGCTCACTTACTGCTCTGCAATTTATAGAGGCTCGTTCTTTGTTAGGCTGTGATAGAGGGATGTTACCATTGCTCGCGGCTATTTTATATCATCCAGGACCGTATAATTCAGAATCAGCCCATTCACTAGCTAAGGCATTTAAAAGGCTGTCTGATCAAACATTACAAGGCATTGCATTCAACTTTACCTCGTTTATTAATTACCTGTTTTCGACTACTCAATTCCGGATTCTGGTTGCCGGTGAGAGTGAAAAGAAAAGTCCTATAACCACCGGTGCACTTGAATCACTTTATAACTTGAGTAACGATGGTTTAGGTGATATTTCGACGATAGAACAAATGAATATAATCAAGTATCTTACAATTTTACGTAAGAAGTTGATAGAAACGGTACACAGCATGAATTATGCGGAAATACCTCTTGTGGATATTGCTAAGAATACGGGATTGCCAATTTCATTAATAAAACAAATAATATGATTTTTGAGATTCTCAAATATTATGCTCAGTTCCCGAATCATAGTAAGGTGCTTGAGATTTTTGCAAAGGGACGAAGTCAACTTCCTGAATATGCTACACTTCAGGAAGATATAAAGAAACTGCCTAACTCTTCCCGAATCCAAGGATTAGACTATTATATTTTCGGGCAGAGTTTCGACTCGGTTAAACAACGTGTTGATAGCATCCTCACTGGAACATACCTATTCGTGGAGATTGGTGATATTACATCTAAACGCGATCAGAAGAATAATATCCAGGATGAAGTGCAAATGGCTGTTACTATCGCTGCGAAATCCGCAGAAATGGATTTGATAGAGGAAGCAATACAATCGAGTCGTACTCTTGCCATGATGCAGCAGCTAAGAGTTGCCATGACTTCTGATCGGAGATGTACTCCCTGGTTGAAGGAATTGTCCGGATCATGTCAGATGCGCGCATTCGTGGCAAAAGAATTTGCCTCTGTTGGCTGGACGCTGATGTTCGAAAGGGAAGGTAGTGATTTATTTGATTTGAAACGTTTAATTATCCGTGAATGATGGTAGATTGGTTATTAGGTGTTTTGGTGACCTCTTTGAGTGGCATTAATATTTTCCAATTCATCTATTTTAAGACTCAAAGAGATAAGTTGAAAGCAGAAGCTAGTGCAGCTACATCTGAAGCAAAACATAAGGATATTGATTTGCAGCAGGATCAATATGATTATTTACTTGCCAAGTTGACGAAGTTTCAAACAGACTATTTTGATTTGCTTACAAAGGTTCAGAGCGATTCTCGTGAGCACACTGAAGTGATAAACTCCAAGTGTAATGATATTGCAGAGCTTAAATCTAAGCTGATTTATTATAAAGGATTAAAGTGCTATAAAAGTGATTGTTCATTAAGAATAGTCACTAACCCTAAAGATAAGGAGGATAAAGAATGAAGAAAATTGATGCAATTATTATTCATTGTTCAGCAACGAGAGCTGGGCAAAGTTTGCGAGCTAAAGATATTGACCGGATGCACCGTGCACGTGGATTCAATCAGATAGGATATAACTTTGTTATTGACCTAGATGGAATGGTAGAGAATGGACGCCCACTTTCCATCGACGGTGCGCACTGCAATACGAAAGGATTTAGTGAATCATCCTATAATAAACATTCCATTGGAATTTGCTATATCGGTGGACTAGATTCGTCCGGGAAGCCGGCAGATACCCGCACTCCGGAACAAAAAGTAGCATTACGTGAATTAGTAACGAAACTTTGTAAGGAGTATCCTGTAATCGAACTTCTTGGACATCGTGATACTTCGCCCGACCTTAATGGCAGCGGTGAAGTAGAGCCGGCAGAATATATCAAGGTGTGTCCCTGCTTTGATGTTAGAAGTGAATTTTCTAATTTTCTTCGTAATACAGTTGTCCGTCCATGAAAACTCTAATTTATATAACCATGTTCCTGATGTCTGGAATATGGTTGTCTTCCTGTCGGAGTATCAAGTATGTTCCGGTGGAGACGGTGAGGACGGAGTATAAGACCCGTGACAGTATCCGGTTTGATAGCATCTATCAGCAAGATAGTGTATATGTAGCGGTAAAAGGCGATACCATTTACCAATATAGGTATAAGTACCTATACAAGTATCAATACCTTAATAGAACGGATACGGTGATTAAGATTGATTCTGTTCAAATACCCTATCCAGTTGAGAAGCAGTTAACTCGATGGCAGACTATTAAGATGGAACTTGGAGGGTGGGCTATAGGCGTTATTCTATTATTTGCGCTTGTTATTGTTGGCCGGTTGATATACTGGTCACGAAAAATGTAGTATCTTTGTATCGTAGAAGTTTGCTTGTCTTTGACAAGTTGGCCCTCGTTTTGCGGGGGCTTTTTTTGTGTTTATTCTCTTTGTTTTTAATCCTTTTTTAGCTCAAGCTAACAACGCTAAGTGTTAAATATTAATCTGATAACAAAATTATTATCGAATTTTTTTGTTTGTGATAATAGTTTTGTTATCTTTGTGGTGTCAAACAAAAGAGCTCTTTGAATGACTGATGAAGAAGCGCTAAAAGCGCGGGTAGATGAGTTAATTGAAAATCTTAACTACTACCTCCGAAATTATAACCGCCTCATTGGGCATGGTTATAGAAAAGCGGTACTCGATGCAGAAATTGAATATCTCAAGCTTGAGATACAGAGATTATCCGCTCGGTAGAAAAAGAGTTCCCCACTCGACGGGGTGGGGAACTCATCTTCTTCATTATTTTGTTTTATCTAAAATTTATGTAAGATGGGAGTAAAAGAAGATTTTTTCAGATTAAAAACAGCATGCCTCCAGGCTAAAGGTTCTGATCGTGAAAAAGCGGAACAAGAGATGGATCGTTTCTTTGATTCGTTACGACCGGAAGACCAACAGGAACTGCAGGCGGCTATTGATGAAGATTTTGTTCGGATTCACCAAGTGGTTGAAGATGCTAAAAAGATGAAAAAACAGATTGAAGTGCGAAAGATCTTATCTGAAGTACTTCCGTTCATCTCTGTCTCTGAATTTGCCAAGCAATATTTTGATAAATCAGCTTCTTGGCTTCATCAGCGGATTAATGGTAATGAAGTGCATGGGAAGGTTGCTACTTTTACAGAAAAGGAATTGAATATTTTGTCTGATGCATTGAAAGATGTTGCTGATAAATTGAAAAGTGCAGCTTCTGTATTAATGTAAAGAATAATATTTAAAAGATAAGCGGTGTTTTTACTCCGCTTTTTTTGTTTCCCTATTTTTCAAATCTTATCTTTGCGGGATAACTTAAAAAACACACAAGATGAAAAAAGTATTGTTTTTGCTTGTAGGCATGTGTATGTTTGCTTCATGTGCAACTTATCGCCCTGCTCCTAAATCTTTCGTTGGAGTAATAGATTATTCCGTATTAACTTCAAAAGGTTTATTTGTAACAGAATCTAATTCTGTTAGTTTCAATTATCAGGCAATCGGAAGTGTCATTGCAGAAGAAACAGGGGGATGGATACCAAAGAATGGTGCACAATCCTCTGCAAATGTAAGTGATGAATATTATGTAGGTTCTTCAACAAGAAAAGTCTATAAAAATCCGGATGTGCAAGTCGCATTTGATAATATTGCTGAGCAGCTATGGTCTATTGGTGCTAATGGAATTATCAATTTAAAAATAACCACTTCCTCTGAAATAGATGTGGTTAGTAAACTTTCTGTTGATAAAGTAACAGTTTCGGGTATGGCTATTAGAAAATAAATGATTTTTAATTTTGCTTTCTCAAATAAAATTATCATTTTTGAAGTGCCCTAATAATTAACCAGAATCTTCTGTCAATATGTAATTTGAGAATATCAAATTCTGGGTTACCAGTGGGCGCATATTGACAGAAGATTTTTTTTATTATCTATACTATGGATTTTAAAGATAGCATTAAACAACTTACAGACAGAGTTGTAAAACTGAAAAGCAACATTTTAACAGAAGAAGCTACCAAAAATGCATTTATCATGCCATTTATCAACGCATTGGGATACGATGTCTTTAATCCGTTGGAGGTTGTACCGGAAATGACTTGTGATATAGCCATGAAAAAAGGAGAGAAAATAGATTATGCCATTATAAAGGATGGCGAACCTGTTCTTCTCATTGAGTGTAAACATTGGGAGCAGGATTTGAATTTGCATGATAATCAACTTATACGTTATTTCAATGTGTCAAAAGCGAAATTCGGACTTCTTACTAATGGTATTATTTATCGTTTTTATACAGATTTGATTGAGCCTAATAAGATGGATGAGAAGCCATTTTTAGAGGTTGATATAACAGATTTGAAAGATAATCAGATTGAAGAACTTAAAAAGTTTCATAAGTCATATTTTGACATTGATAGTGTATTAAGCTCTGCTAGTGAGCTTAAATATACAGGTGAATTGAAAACTATTATTGCCAGAGAGTTTGCAAACCCTTCTCCTGATTTCGTGAAGTTTTTCGCTAAGCAAGTTTATGATGGAGTTATTACAGCTAAAATATTGGACCAATTTACTTCTTTAACAAAGAAGTCTATTAGTACATATATCAATGATTTGATATCAGAACGCTTGAAATCAGCTTTAAAAACTGAAGCGGAAGTTGAAAATAAAGAAATGCAGGTGGAATTACATGAAGCCATTAGTCTAGACTCTACAGAGGATAACAAAATAGTTACTACGGAGGAAGAAATAGAGAGTTACTTGATTGTGAAATCAATATTACGACCTATTGTTGATATAACTCGTGTGGTTTACCGTGATGCTCAAACTTATTTTGCAATATTACTTGATGATAATAATAGGAAACCAATTTGCCGTATGTATTTTAATAGCCTGTCGAAAAAATATATATCTACCTTTGATGAGAATAAGAAAGAAATAAAACATGAAATAAGCAGCCTAGATGATATATATTCTTTTGCCAAAGAGTTGAAAGATATAATTGAATGTTACGATAAAAAATAGATTATCATTTTGCACTTTCAAATAAAATTCTCATATTTGCAGTGCTAAACATCTACGGAGTGTTATCCGTACCGCGAGCTTCGGTTAATGCTCACGAAATTCGAGGGCTTTTTTTATGCCCTAACCAATCGTTTTCCTGATTTTAGGAGAATAATACATACGAAATAGGCGGCTGCCTTTCCCATTACACTTTTGCTTTCGGGCGGAAATCTGTAGATGTTTAGCGACACGGGAAACGGCGGCCGTTCTTGTGTTCTATAATTGCCGAAATGCTAAACATCTACAGTTATGAAAACTGAAATTCTCAACACGCCAGTCGTGTCTGCTCCCGACATTAATGTCGCTAGCAATGTCAAAGCTCTCACAGAGCAAGTTAATAATCTGCAAAGCCGTTATTATAGTGCTTTAGCTCCTGATTGTGAAGTACGTACTACTTCTGACCGTTGGTATTTCCGAGCTATTGGATTTACTTGTTTCGGTCTGATCTTCTTTCCTCTTTTATTGGTGGCTGCTTATTGTGTTTATCGGGCAAAGAAATACCAGAAAGGGGGCAATCATGAACACTGAAATTAATGGCATCATCTTGACTGATGAATCAACAGAAGTAATTCGTAACTTTCAGGGTACTGGTGCAGATTGGTCTGTTGAACTGCTTGAGGATATGATTGACATTGTATTATGCGATGGAACACTAACCTCTATGGAGGATCCTAAGGTTCGTTTGTTACTTATTCAGAACTTGCGTTTCTTGGAAAAACAAATACTAACATTTAAAAAACCACAGAATGATGGAAAATGATAATATTACTAACATGAGTATTTATATCGCAGCCTTGCAGACCACCTTCAAGCCGGCATGGGATGCCCGGCATACAACACATTGGTTCACAACGGATGAAGTTTACGAATCTATAAAAAAATTGGATCCGGGAGCTCATATATCGAAAGATGATATCTTTAAAGCTATGACGGATGCAGGCTTTAAGTTTCAAAACCGTCCCGGAGCGTCAGGGTGTGATTTCCGGTGGATGCTTGAACTGAAGAATGCCAAATAGATAAGTTCCGGAGAGTGAAATAATTTCCTCTCCGGATTTTTTTTGTCCTTTAGCTTCCTTTTTCTCCTTGCTATATTCGCTGAAAATAATAGCGAATATGATTTCAGAAGATTTAGTCAAACAACGATTTGTGCATGATACAATTTCGCAAGGTATCAATCTTATCTATCAGACTCAGGAGAATGTTGTCCGTACTTACCTGAATACCCGTTCGGGCAGGTTGCTGTCAAGTCTGCAGCGTCGTCCATTTACTATTCAGGAATCTGCGGGAAAGCAGGAATACTTTATCCGTATTTTTCCATATCTCCGTTATCTTGATATCCGATATCGGCGGGGGAATGACCGAATATCACGTCATATCCGGAGTAGCCTTGCTTTGTATAACCGCACTGTTTGGGGAGTTCTTTACCATGAAACTTTCCCGGAACTGCGTTATGGCTATAATGAAGCTATCCGAAGTACTATCCGTGAGCAATTAGAACAAGCATTAATCTACGAACAGTCTCAAAATTGGTAATATGGGAAAGAAACATTTGTCTGAAGACGAAATCAAGTATATTGTATCTACTGAGTCCAGTCAGGCCCAACATGATATTCACGAACTAACCAAGGCGACTAAGGAGCTCAAGAAAGAGGAGAAGGAACGCCGTGCAGCGATGATCGAACTCGAGGCACAAGGGAAGAAGTCGACGAAGGAATATCAGAATCTGGAAAAAGAGTGCAAATCACTCTCTAAGCAGGTTTCTGATAATAACAAGAAAATTGGGGCACTAACCAGGTCACTTGATATCAATGCCATGACCGGTCGGCAACTCAAGAAAGTGGCCAAGGAACTGACAGCGACGCTTGATGATATGTCGGAGGCAGCGGATCCAGAAGAATATGCCAAACTAAGCAGGAAGTTGGGAGATGTTCGCAAGAGAATGGCTGAACTTAAAAACTCAGGCAAGAATGTAAAACAGGAGTTTGATTTAACAAAAACTGCCGTATCAAAACTGAAAGCCGCTGTTGCAGCTTTCATTCTAGTCAAGTTGGCGGGATATCTTAAGGAGGTGCTTTCTAATGTTTATTCTACCCGGAAAGAGTTTGCTAAGTATGAAGCTGTTCTCCGGAATACTTTGCAATCACAGGAGAAAGCTGCTGCAGCAATGAAGATGCTCCAGCAGTTGGCAGCGGATACTCCGGGGGCTCTGCAGGAATGGACGGAAGCTTATATCAAATTAGTAAATAGAGGTATTAAGCCTACTACTGCAGAATTGACCAATATTGGTGACTTGGCAGCATCACAGGGCAAAAGCGTGGACCAACTTATCGAGACGATACTGGATGCCATGACTGGCGAGAATGAACGCTTGAAAGAATTTGGTATCAAGGCTAGCAAGAGCGGAAATACAGTGAAGTACACATTCCGAGGAGTTACTACCGAAGTTCAGAACACTGAAGAAGCGATAAAGAGCTATCTGTTGAGCTTGGGTAAATTGGATGGCATCTCCGGTTCTATGGCTACTCAAATGAAAGAACTTGAAGGTATGGAGTCCAATTTTAAGGACACCCTGGATAACCTTTGGAATAAAATGGGTAAGCGTATGGAAGGTTTCTTCAAAAAGGGGTTATCCTGGGCTACTGATTTCGTTTCGGATATCACAAAGGTTATGGAACCTTTGTCGGATACTTTTGAGGATCAAATGGAAAAGGTGGTCAATTTAGAAAGGCAGCTTCCTGGTATGGCAACCCGGTATGATGAGCTTGCTGGTAAGGTTAACCGTAATGCTGAAGAACAGAAGGAGCTGAACTCTTTAATTGAGCGGATATCCAATATTGTTCCTTCAGCCATTTCGGAATGGGATCAATATGGAAACGTAATTTCTCTCAATACTCAAAAGGTTTATGATTATCTCGCTGCAGAGAAAGCCCGCCTGAATTTTGTTCATAGGGAGGAAATTAAGAGTCTTAGAACAAAGAAGGAAGAGGCGAAAGCCGAAATGGAATCTTTGATGTTGCAAAACAAAAGAGGTAAAGTTTGGGCCGGTGGTACAGGGTATGGTAATACAAAAGACCAGGGGATGCGTGAAATGACCGATGCTGAGAAAACTGCTAATGCTGAGAGGATTGCTGAACTTAGAGAAGAGCTGGCCGGTGTTACTGCTCAACTTGATAAAATTTCGGGTGATGGTATAGATAAGATTGTCAAAAACCGAATAAAGGCTCAAAATGATGCAACAGAAGCACAGAAGCGATTCAATAATATGAATAAATCTATGTTGTCTGCATGGCTGAAGGATGAAAAAAATGCTGCAGATCAGTACAGGGAAATAGCACAGGAAATCTATGATAAACGTTTCCCAACAGCGACGACTGAGAATGATAAATCGGATCCGAACGCTGTTGCACTCAAGAACCAAGATTCGGATCATGAAGCGGAGATAAATCAAATCCGGTTAGTTGGGAGAGAAAAACAACAGGCGGAAGAAGATATTAATCAGGCCATTCTCAAATCTGATCAGGACTATTACAATAAACGTATCAAGTTACTAGAGAAATTTAAAGCTAGTGCAACAAAGTCGGCCAAAAAATCTGAATACCAGAAACTAATAGTGGATGCAAAGTCTAAACTGATCGATACGGAAGAAGCAATGGAAAAGCAAAAGATCTCTGCTGTGGAAAAAATGCGTCAGGAGGATTTAGAAAAAGAGAAAGCGGTAACTTCTGCACAAAGAATGTTTCTCACCAATGAGCTTGCGACAAAGAATATCACTCGAGAACAATATGAGATGTTAACTCTTTCTCTAACTTCTTCGAGTGCAGAAACAAGATTAGCGATTGAACAGCGGTATTTGAATGATGTCAATGATCTCGAATTAAAGAATGGAAAACTGAAATCTGATGCTGTAAAACAGGCTAATGCTGCAGTTCTATCAGCCGATCAGGACGCTGCTAATGCCCGTGCTGCCATCCAAACCAAAATGAATGATCTGACTAAAGATTTTAAAAGTCAGTTTAAACTCACTACAGTTGGAGAGGATTTGCAGGCGCAAATGAAAGTACTGGATGCAACTTACCAAGCACGCAAACAACTTGCTGAAAAGGAGAAACTGGATACTCAAGAACTGGATACTGCTTACCTGAAAGCTAAGGAGCAGTTAGTGCAGGATAGCGAGAACCGTATTAATCAAATCCGGAATCAATATGGACTGCTAAATCAACAACAGCAATATGATTTGCAGCTGCAGCAACTTAAAGCTCATCTTGAGAATGAAACATTGACTCTGGAAGAATATGAAAGAGCTGTCCAGAATCTGAAACGTGATTCTTATAAGAAACAGTTTGATTACTATTCGGATTTGTTTGCCGGTGCTGTTCAAGCACTCCAACAGGCCGAAATGGACAACGTAGATGCCCAGTATGATGCAGAGATTGAGGCAGCTCAAGGAAATGCAGAAGAGGTTGAACGATTAGAGAAAGAGAAAGCACAAAAGAAACTGGATATTCAGAAGAAATATGCCGATGTTAATTTTGCCATCAAAACATCGCAGATTATCGCCGATACTGCAGTATCCATAATGAAAGCTTTCGCAGATCTCGGCCCGATTGCCGGTGCTGTAGCTGCTGCACTCATGGGAGTGACGGGTATTGCCCAAATTGCTTCTGCCAATGCGGAACGGAAAAAGGTTAAGAATATGACTCTTTCTGGAGGAAGTAGTTCTTCGGCAGGATCCGGTCAACGTGTGGCAACCGGCCGTGAAGATGGCGGCAAGATTGATGTTCGTCGTGCTCAAGATGGAAAGTTATTTGCTGGTGCTGATTATGATCCTGATGCCCGTGGTTTTATTGACAAACCAACTGTAATCGTAGGTGAGGGACCGGCAGGCCAGTCAAGAGAGTGGGTGGCTAGCAATGCGGCCGTTGAGAATCCTACTGTTGGCCCTATTCTTGACATGATTGATAAGTCGCAACAAGCCGGCACTATCCGGACACTTGACTTGAGTCAGGTCATACGGTCAAAGATGGCAGGCTTTTCTTCAGGTGGAAGTATTTCACAGCCTATTCCATCATCCGGTACTCCCAAAAATGACGGAAGCGGTGCAGCGTTGCCTCCGGAACTGATGGAGAAGTTTGCTCATGCTATTATAAATATTGAAGAAAACGGAGTAAAGGCCCCTGTCGTACTGACTGATTTAGAAAGGAAACAAGAACTCCGTGATCGTAGTCGTCAAATTGGCTCAAAATGATAATATATGAAAATCACGAATTCAAAAACTGGAAAATCTTATCAGCTTACTCCGGGTACACAACTTGAGGTTGAACGCCCTAATCTATTTTTTAATGAGTGGGGTGAACAAACATTACCTGTTGATATACCTAGCTCCGATTATAACGAAGAAGCTTTGGGATATCCTGACATAACTAGCGTACGTAAACTTCCGGATGATATACAAGCTACAATTTCGTCTGGAGAGTATTTCTCGGCATGTAGGCAAGCAATCTTGAAAGTCAAGCGTAAAAAGACAATTTCTACCTCTTTCTATTTGAATGAAGGTTCATTCCTAGCACAGATATCCAAGGCTTCGTTAAGAGAAATGTTTGGTGAGGAAATTGTACCTGGAGTGAAGACTATTCAGCAAGGAATTGATTTTTGCAGATCTTTGGTCGCGAATGAGAATACTCAATTCGCAATTTTCCCAGTCTTTGTTGATTTCGATAACAGCCGTCGTTATATCAATCAGATGGAATTTATGAATGCGTCAGGCAACATTGTGGGATATAAGTTTGGGAAACTTGATTTCTATAATTCTTATTCAAGGATAGAAGAGGTGGATGGCATAAGTGTCAAACTGGATCCGGGTTATTATATGACTCCCTTCCTTCGTGCTCCTTATCTCTTGAGACGTATTTTCTCTTATTTTGGTTATACTTTGCTAGAGAACTTCTTTGATGTGACAGAGCCTTTTAGAAGCATGGTGTTTATCAATAATACAATTGATTCACTTGTTAATGGTTCTATACTACTTTCTCATCTCGTACCGGATTGTATGTGTAATACGATCTTAGATGTTTTTAGAAAGAAGTTCTTATGTGAGTTTATTCCGGATGAAGTCAATCGGACTGTTACTATTGAGTTTTTTGATGATATAGCTAAGATGAAAGCTGAAACGGATTTAACTGATAGTTTAACTTCTCCACTTGAATTTGATATTCCAACATATCAAAAGGTGGCTCTATCTTCAGAGACAATGCTTGCTGATGGGGATACTTATGATTCTACAGCTGCAATAAAAGCTAAATATCCTAATGCATATTGGGCTCCAGTGACAGGATCCTATCTTCGTGCGGGATATTCGGACTATTCCATGCAAACACAAAAGATATCTTCTGCTACAATTCCCTACATGGCTGGGGGAACGTTGAAAGAGAAAAAAATTACTTGTCCTGATGCCATGTTTTATTTGTTAATTGAATCACGAGGTGGTGGCCGGCCTTCAGTCGGTAGAGATGATCGTACTTTAGTTTATCTACCGTATATTGGAGATGGCCGATCTTTAAACTCTACATTGATGGTTAACAGTACCTCTGAAGATGGAGGAGAGGACAATGGACAGGAGGAAGAAATTGCTTCTAATAAGGATCAGGCTCCCATGTTATCTCTAGTTTATAAATATACGGATGGATATTGCATTGGAACCAATACCAATTACACCTATAGTAACCAGAGGTTTGCTGATTATTCTTTATTATATAATGGGCCTGATGGTATTTTTGAGAAATTCTATCGTACTTATGATAACTTGTTGCGTAATTCAATGCATCCAGTTAAAGGAGATATCTTACTTTCTGACCACCAGAAAATGAATATTCCGGCTCACCGGAAGGTGATAATAGATGGGCAAGAACTATTTATTGATAAACTTAAATATTCTATAGGTGGGGATAATGAACCTATCGAATCAAGTTTCTATACGTCTCGCTTATACGAGCCTGTACAGATTGCTCCGGCTGAAGAATCTCGTTTCCCTCTTCCAAGCGGTGCAAACTGTTGGAAAATAGATAGAAACTCTTATGAAATATCAGAGGCGGAATACAATGCGGAGCTGGTTAAATTGGGGGATAACAGAGGAACGGATAAACTTCCGTATATTTATCCTCCATTTCCAACGAAAGAACAAGTTGCTGCGGGTGGATATTATTATGAGCGTTCTTTTGCTCACTATCAGGATGGCAGAGATGGCAAGCGACGTTATTATCGTGTTGTGGCTAGGCTTCGTCCTGTTAAGACGCCCTACTAATGCAATTATTGTCCTTTATCCTGTTCTGTACTTCTACTAATTTTGATACAAAAAAGAAGAACTATGACCATTCTCCAACAACCTGATCCATTATCATTAAGTGGAAATATCAAGGAATTCCGCATTGGAACTACAGACACCATTTCTTTTAGGCTCTTACAGGGAGATGAGGAGATTGTGGCTCGGAGTTACGAACCGGGTGCGGATGGCCTCGTTATTATTAATATCCGTGATATCATCCATGCTCGTTTGTCTTTCCTGTTCAATAATACTTCAATGGTATATGAGCAGAAGACAATTGTTTCTACTTTTAAGGCACTCCTTTCCGGTACTGAAGTGGAGTTTACTGCCATCCGTTGCGGGGTCGATATGCTTGCTGATACTCCCGGCAACTTTCTTCTTCAGAACTTTCTTACCTGGCAACCGAATGTAAAGCCTGTCACATATTACTATCCTGAATTTCTGACGTATTATGCCGTTCAGGAATGTAGAGTGAAACTTCATGCCTATTTTACTGATGAATCGGCTATGGTCGTTTCAGAGAACGATTTGTCTCTGGCCGATTTAACAAAAGGGAAAGCTTATACAATTCCCTTGCAATATGCTTCTATTGCGGAGAAGCTCGGTAATAAGATGCCTGCTTATTATGATGTATGGGTTGAAAACATGGAAGGTGAACGGCTATCATATATACAACGGTATTATGCTTCAGACATGAAATCAGAGACTGAACAGTGGGTGCTATTTGAAAATTCACTTGGCGGCATTGATACGTTTCGTGCGTATGGCTCTACGGCTTTCACAGGGGAACATACGCATAATATTGCGGAGATTGATGATATCTCCCTTGAATATCGTGTTGATACTGCTCGTAAATTTCAAAAGGATACGGGATATTTGAACAAGAAAGAACGTACCTGGTTACTTGATTTTTTTCCGTCTTTGAAGAAGTATTTATATACAGGTTCTTATATCCGTTCAATTATTGTTGTGGAAAGTAATGTGACGTATACGGATAAGGAGTTACCGAGCAACTATACATTTACTTATAAATTCGCTGATGCCAAACCTTTTCTGAACCTTCAGAGGTTAGATGTTCCCACTGATGCACTTGAAATTGTAGTGCCTGAAGTAGGTTCTTTTACAGTGCCCCCTCGACTTATTGAATTTCCTCGCCTACCACTGTCCGAGGGGGCATTATTTCCTATTCAAGATCCTTTTTCTGAAAACTGGAACGTAACGACTGCAGGCTCATTGGGGGATTTTATTGCAGAACGCATCGCGAAAGATTATGGTGGGGGAGGAGGAGTTGGACACCAACATAATAATATTGACTTATTGCAATTGATGTCTTATGGTGCAGAGTATTTATTAGTTGCAGGTAAGAAAATTAAAGCGGGGTATGCGGATAAGGCTAAATTGGCGGAGGATTTGGCTGTAGGTAGTGTTGTTTATGATAAATTCTTATCTAAGGTAAATCGTGACGAAGCTGCAGAACTGATAGTCTTTTTAAAAGGACTGATTGCAGAGGGATTAATTGAAGCCAATAACGGTTTGGTTGTTCGCAAGACAGAAGTTGTTGAAGATAACTTGATGTCTCTTACAGAAGAAAACGAAGATGTATTTATTGAGGAAATGAATATAAGCGGGGAAGTCAAAACATTAGGAGAACTGACAAATGTAAATGAGGATGTAGACACAGCAACACTGGGTTCTTTATTTGTAAAAGGTGATAATTGGGAAGCCGTTCCACCCGTACTTAGTTCTCTGGCGGATTATGATAATATGCTCATGCCTGTATTTCATAAAGTTCTTGGCAAATGGGTATTTATATCTGTGTCATCAATCTCTGGCGGAGTTACTCCTCCTGTGACTTTAGAAATGGTATTAGATACGGGTTTATTAGATGTAAATAAATTAGCGTGATATGGATAAGTTAACGAAAATATTTCAATCGGGCGAGGTGCTAAAAGCACAAGACTTGAATAACATAAAGGATAAGGTTAATGAGTTGGTAGAGGGGAGTAATACTGGAAGTGGTACAACCGGCGGTGTCGCATCTACTACCGAAAAAGGTTTTTTTGTTTGCGACTCAAACGGTAATATAGCCTTCCAATATGACTCTGACGGATTCGATGCAGCTAAATTAAGTACTCATTTTAAGTCACTATTACAGATAAATATTGGTTCTAAGTGGAAAGGAAAAACAATCAATATACTAGGCGACAGCATAACGGACTTTGGGCAGTGGACGAAAGCCTATAAGAATCTTACTGGATGTATATTCGGTCATCCGGCTGATAAATCAGAAAACAGTAGCTGGGGAAAATCGGGAAGTACATTTGCATCTGCTAATGCAGATAGTCAAGATACGATTGTCGCACGAAGTCTATTAATGAATGCTGCTGATTTGGTTATACTTTTTGCAGGCACCAATGATTGGGGGTTATCATGGTCTGCTGAAGTCGGTTCTTTTACAGATAGGATAACTACTACTTTTTACGGGGCTTTGCATTTGACATTTCAAAGATTACTTGGTAAATATCCCAGTACTCCTATTGTTGTATTTTTACCGATTCATCGTCGTGATGAGATTTATGATTTGAAAAGTGATCAGCCGTCTACTTTCACTGAAAATGCGGATGGGGTTACAGTTAATCATAGAGGTAAAACATTCGATGAATACTGCGATATAATAAAAAGGATTGCTGGAATGTACTCTATAAAGGTAATTGATATTCGTTCCGACTCTCGAATGTGTCCATTTCTCGAGGATTATACGACATGGTACAACTCTGACGGCATACACTTGAATGATACAGGGGGAGAAAGGTTAGCTCAATTTGCTTATAGTGAGTTAGAATGTATTTATGACGAATTTTATGGAAAATAATTATGGGAAAAGCAATAGTAATAAATGATTTGGCATTTACACAGAATCTGGGAAAAGTTACGATAAATGGTGAACAACCTTCAGTTGTTGAGATTACAGGATTGAGTATTGTTAGTAAGCCATCTGTAATACAGGACAGTATACAATTGTCTATTTCATACGTTCCTTCGAACACGACTCAAAAAGGAGTGACGTGGAGAAGTAGTGATGAAACAATAGCAACAGTTAGTGTGTCCGGATATGTAACTGTAAAAAAGAACGGAACGGTAACAATTACTGCTGCATCTACGTATAATAGTCAGTTATTAGACAGCTTTACCGCTAACTGTTCTATAACACAAACTCACATACCCGTGACGTCTCTATCATTGAGCGGAAACAATAGCGGAAATGTTGGTGATACTATACAATTAACCGCATCGGTGTTACCTGTTAATGCGACAAATAAAAATGTTACATGGAATAGTAACAATGAGACATTAGCAACTGTTGATGATTCTGGCTTAGTCACTTTGAAAGCGGAAGGAAATGTAGTTATTACTGCAACATCTGTATCAGAGAGCAATGTGTCTTCTTCTCATTCTATTACTGTTGAAAACACACAAGGTACAATTACCCCTTTAATAAAGCTTTCTGCGACAGGGAAATCTAATTCTGATGCTGATGCTCTAGTTTGGGCGGACACAAGCGGAAATGGGAATGATTTTGCTTTAAGTGGATTTGATATGACTATTGATGATGGATGGACGGGAAACTCTTTGAAATGGAAGGATGGAAGCAAAGGAATGGCGAAAAGCCTTAATACATTTATTCAAGGAGGATATTCAACTAATAAGGCAGTGACGATACTGTTGAAGTTCAAAGTTAATAAAAATGCAAGGAATGTCATATTTGATGCTTCTGGAAAAGTAGATGGGGGTGATTTTAAAAATAACTTTATGATTCAGGCATCTTATGGAAGGTTTCTGATTACTTCAAATGAGTCTGGTAATGATAACACACCAACATTTAGTTCTTCTGATTTGGGTAATATAGTGCATAAAGGAGCCATTCGACAAACCGAAAACGGATGTAAAACGTGGCTAAATGATGTTTCAAAAGATTCTTCCTATCAAATAACAAACTTGCAATCAACCGCTTATCATCTAGTACTCGGTCAGATAGGAGGAATGATCGGTTTTGGATTTTGTGGAGAATTGTATGATTTTCAAATATACAATAGGGAATTGACAGACTCGGAGATTGAAACTCTCTTACAAGAACTATAGTAGGAAATTATAAAAAATAGAATTATGGCAATATTAAGTAACGGTAAGTTTTACGGTTTCCTCTGTTCGGTGAAAGAGACAGGACAGAAATTGGCGAATGGAGTCAAAGAGTATGTAGAAGACTTTGTGTCCGGATTCGCCGGGCACGGATGGAAACTCTGGGAGTACGTAACTGGCAAGTGGAAACTGGAGATTGATACAATCGTGGTTCGTGAAACTATGCTTGTATTTGAGATGCTCATTTCAAAGGTTCGTGCTATTATCGGTGCGCAAGCCATCACGCAAGGACACGGTAAGGTAAAATCAGCTCGTATTTCAGAAGATGGTACAGAATACCTTATCGAGTTGGAGGATGAAGATGTGAGCATTGTTGCGCATGATTTTGTACGTTGTCAGACATTCGTAGGAGATAAGAAGAAACTTTATCATGTCGAAGTATCATCGGTTGATGTAGAGACAAAAACCTTGCATGTTCCTCTATCGGAATTTGATAAAGATGAATCCGGCAATATTCTTAATGTTCCCGCTGCAGGAGATGAATTGATCCAGTTCGGTAATTCTCAAAATAAAGCCCGTCAGTCTGCAATTTATATGCATGCTGACGAAACGGGGCAACCGGCTATCGACGTGATGTTTGACATCGACTCGAAGAACTGGGAAGGTAAGGTCAAAGTTTGTGTTGGAGGAAACATTCCTGGAACGAATAATAAGGGATTCTACTGTGTGAATGGTATGATTCGAGGAGTGTCTGAAGATGGTACAGTGGTTTATCAGATAAATCCGGATGGTTCTGGCTTTTTGGGAAGTGGTGGAATAAAATGGGAGAACAATGGATATCCTCAATTTAGTGGAACTATTCTCGTGACAGTTGAGGATAATAATGTGTGGAAAGTTACGGAAGAAGGAAAAAACCTTATTGGGAATCCGATCGGGAAACATATCGAGATTTCCGGGAAAGAGGCTACTGTTAAAATGTTCAATACCTCCAATGAAGAACGATTTACGTTAATGGGAGATAATAAAACAAGAAAGGATTTTTGGGGGGACTCATCAGATGAATTTACTCCCAAAAATCTTCCAGTAAGATTCAATGTATATGAAACACAGGAAGGAAATCTGCAAAAAATGATATTTGAAGATTTTAAGACAGGAAGTTTGGATACTTACTTCCACTTACAAGCTCAAATTAAATGGGCTATAAACTGCTTTGCCGGAGGAAAAGTAAGTATTTGTATTATGCTTGCAGGGCGTTCACTTATTACTGGTGAAACCCAAAACGAGGAACTTTATAATACAGAAGTCGAAAAAGATTATAGAGATCATAATTGGGAGGACATTGATAAAAAAATAAAGCTTCTTCCTTACCATAGTTATGAAGCGTGGTATCAATTTAAAGCATATTCGAATACAGATGGTGAGGAAACATATATTATTATTGAGAGACCAATAATTCAAGCATATACTGTCAAATATAATTCCGCTATTTTTTCTAACGGATTGATTTTGGGAGACTCTAATATTAATGAATTTTCAGTTTTTAACACTCAAAATAAAACTAAAGCTGAAGGAGATCTAGAAAACACATTAGAAATGTTGGCCGTTAATCCTACTGCTGGATACAAGATAACTAGAGATAATATGTTTATTAAGGACTCATTTTTTAAACTTCCTCTTCTTTATTTAGCTATAGGAGATGGGTGGATAAATAAAAACTCGGGAGGTATGAGAGTCTTTAAGTCCTTTGATGGAAAAACAAAATACCTCACTGTCGAAAATCCATCTACTTTTACGATGAAAGTAAAGTATCCTGAAGAATGGCGGTCAGTCATACCTTCTGATGCTAAATCTATGGTATTTTTACAATTGACATCAAAGACGGGAGGAGGGTATTTATCCACCTATGGGGAGGGGGTAGACGGATTAACAATATCTTATTCGGATGCTGGTGATTCCTTAAGTGCTTCATGTTACTTTAACTATTTCATAATGGTTGTATAAAATTAGACAAGAGATATTTATCATGGAACTAAACGACTGGCTAACAATACTCGGTGCCTTAGGAGGTTTTGAGGCAATCAAGTGGATGGTTAACTTCTACGTTAACCGGAAGACTAACGCACGTAAAGAAGATGCGGTGGCAGATGCGGCAGAGAATGAAAATGAACGCAAGCAAGTTGCATGGTTGGAGGAACGTATCGCTCAAATCGATTCAATATTTATACCCTTTATGCCAAACCTCGGCAAGAATCAGTGTATTGTTGGACGGTAGGACAGTAGATGTGAAATTTAAGAACCTCAAAGATAACCCCTACTAAACGATTTTACCCAATCTTTGTTGAACTAATTTCATTTCCCCCTAGATAGTTTTGTAATTGGTACTCTTTTCCTATCTTTAGAATGCGAAACAAAGGAAGCAGCGTAGTCGTATTATTACTAGTGGTTTTATCCCTGTAAGATAACCTGACTTCTGTGGATTGCGTCCCAATATTATGGTGATAGCAGATCCTTCTGTGATTCCCGTTTAGAAAACTAATAACCCTTTCGCCCACAGAGCCTCCTTTGTTTTGCTTTCATCCTTAAATGCAAAGTTATGGAAAAGAAGAAGAAAAGCAAGCAGGATAAAGTAATTAAATTACTCTCCAAGCAAAAGATCAGAGATGTGAAAGAGCTTGATTCTTACAAGCTCTCTGTTTGCCACCCCGCCTGTGGTGGTATTGACTTAGGCAGTTCCGAGATTTACGTCGCCCTGCCTCCTTCTGTATCTGCCGAAATGGATTATCCAATCGTTCATCGTTTCAGCACTTATACTTCTGGCTTATACCAATGTCGTGATTTACTTGTAGAGTGTGGCATCAACACTGTTGCCATGGAATCTACTTCTGTCTATTGGACTACTATCTATTTCATATTGGAAGCAGCTGGAATAGAGGTTTTTTTGGTCAATCCAAAGAAATTTCGAATGGTTCCCGGACGTAAGACTGATATTCTGGATTGTCAATGGCTTCAGACTCTTCATTCGTATGGTTTACTTCGTGGCTCTTTCCATCCTGTGGCTAAAATAGCCGAACTTAGAAGTTATATGTGTGAGCGCGATCATATCATAAAGGATCGTGCCCGATATATACAACGTATGCAAAAGGCGTTGACTAAAATGAATCTGTTATTATACAACGCTATTAATGATATCACCGGTAAAACGGGTCTATCAATCATCCGTGCCATCCTTGACGGGGAAAGGGATCCTCATAAGTTAGCTGCTTATCGCGACCCGAGGATAAAGAAGTCGCAAGAGGAAATAGCAGAGTCACTCACAGGTTTCTATAAACCTGACCAATTGTATTTATTGCAATCAAACTACGACTCTTTTTGCTTTTTCGACAAACAGTTAGAAAAAATAGATGCTACAATCGTCACTTTGTTGAATAGCTTTCCACTCAAGAAAGAAGAGGAAGCGATTTGTCCAGAATCAGAGAAATCAAAATATCCTCATAAAGGAAAGAACGATTTACGCACCAAAGAGAACCTCAGAGATATATTATATCGGATTATGGGCGTAGATATGACTTCCATTACCGGAATGCAAACCAATACCATCCTCCAAATCATTTCAGAGGTGGGAACGGATATGAGTAAGTTTCCCACTGCGGATCACTTCGCCTCTTATTTGGGCTTTGTGCCGCGTCATAAAATTACCGGAGGTGCTATTTTATCTTCTAAAACGGATCGAATAAAGAGTTCAGCAGCACAGGCTTTTAAAAAGATTGTGCCGTCAATTATACAAGGAAAATCAGCTTTATCTGCTTTTTATCACAGAATTGCTTTTAGAGCTGGCACAGGAAAAGCGATTGTCGCTGTGTGTCGTAAACTGGCTATTATCTTCTATAATACACTTGTTAACGGGATTGAGTATGTAGAAATGGGGCAAGAAAAGTATAAAGAGAAACAGCAAGAAAGAGAAAAAGTGCTTCTGATTAAATTAGCTAAAAAGCATAACTTGGAACTAGTTACGGCTTCTTAGCTAAAAAAAGCTTTATTACCTAATAGGCATTTTCTTGTTTCTAAATGGAAGCAGGAGAAATTTACTATGGAAGAAAAAAAATAAGTTTCATAAAATCTCAAGAGCTTTTTATAAGAAAAACAGAAAGAAGGGGGAAATGAAAGTTTGTTCATTTTAACAATAATGTTCCGGAATAGATCCGGAACATTATTGTTAAAAAGCATCTTCATAGTTTTTTATAAGGGTATTTGCTTCTTGGATGTCATGCGGGGTATAGATGTCTGTCATGAGTATACTACTATGTCTTGCCTGATCACGTACGCTTAATGTGTCATAATGCCGTAGCATATTAGTAATGCCGGTATCCTTGAGGGAATAAAACTTATATCGGTCCGGGAACTTTAGGTCTATCCTTACATGGCGTGACCACCAATCTCTAAACATCTTTTCTGATTTTTGTTTCATTCCAGGTTTAAATCCGTCAGAGAATAAGAAACTGTCATTTGGCATATTAAAAATTTTGAGATCCAGCATTAAATGGATGACTTTCGCCGGTAGGGTAATAGTACCATCCTTTTTATTTTTCGATATCGTGTCTGGAAGAAATATAGTTTGTCTGGCCAAGTTTATGTTAGAAAGTTTAAGTTTACTCATCTCAGCCGGTCGGATGAAACAGTAATATAGTATATAGCTTGCTAAAAGGAAATGAGGATTCTTTTCCTTGAGATATTCTGTCAATTTGACTAGTTCCTCTTTTTTCAATTGTGTCCGGATCTTCTTTTTCCCTTTTCGGCCAATGACGCTAATTCCTTCAGTCGGATTTTTTGCGAGATAATTTCGTTCTAGGCAATATGATGAGAATGATCTTAAGAAACCTAGATAATTGTCTCGAGTGAATGCGGTGTTATCCCTCGTTATATATACTTCTTCTAGTAGCATGACACAAAAATCTTTGTTGAATTGATAGATATAGGTTATAGGAACTTCTCTGCCTTTATTATATACCTCCATGTTATGAAGATAGGAAGAATAGGATTTTAAGGTTTCCGGACGGTAATTACCATCACGAAGCATTTTATAGATGTAAGTACGATACTTATCGATAATATCCTTGAATAACAAATAAGCGTTTCCCTGTTCCTGTTCAATCCAAGGATTCCAGCCGAGTGAAAGCTTCTCGGATATCCGTATCATGTAATCTTTTGCATACTTTCTACGTTCGTTTGCTTTCTTGATAAAGTTAAGTTTGATTTTTTTTCGTCGCATCTCTCCTTTGGCTGGATCGAATGCATAGAAGTCAATGTACCAATCACTTCCAGTATGTAGGACTGGAGGAGTGAAACCTTGAATTTCCTTAAGTGAAGACATTTTTTTTTATTTGTTTTCGCTGCCTTGCGAGAACAAATCCGTTCATACCCGCCGTCCCGATTTCGTCCCGGCTGTTGTTGAAAAATAGGAGTTAACTTTCTGATATTCAGCTAGTTAACCCCTATTTGGTCGGAATGAGGCGACTCGAACGCCCGACCCCTACGTCCCGAACGTAGTGCGCTACCAACTGCGCTACATTCCGATTGCTTAAGAAGTGGTGCCACCA